AGAGATAGGCATTTATTAATGCTTGGAACTGAAACAACTATAGGTTCTCCTGGAACACAAGATAAAATGTTTATTAGGTTTTCTGATCAAGAAAATATTAGTGAATATGCACCAACCTCAGTTAATACTGCAGGTACTTTTAGACTCAAACTGTGGAGCGATAGGACAACATTCAATTAAATATGTTAATGGTGCTGTTTATTGGATGGGTGAGTCTGGTGGTTTTTTTGTTTACGATGGTACAGTTAAATCATTACCTTGTTTAGTAGAAGATTTTGTATTTACAAATAAAGGAGATAACCTTGGAATTAATTATCAAAACGGTGAGTCTGTTTTTGTAGGTTTAAATCATTTGTATGAAGAGATAACTTGGTTCTATCCTAAGAGTGGAGCTGATTTTGTAGATAGATGTGTCACGTATAATTATCAAGAAGGTTCTTGGACAACAGGATCTCTTGCAAGAACTACTTGGGTAGATGCTAATTTATACGATGTACCTTATGCTACAGAATTTAATTCGACAGGCCTTCCTTCTTTTCCAACAGTTCAAGGAATAACTAACATAAATGGATCAACTGTTTACTACGCTCATGAAACAGGTAACAACCAAGTAGATGCTGCAGGTAACAAAACAGCTATACCTGCTTTCATAGAATCAGGTGATTTCAATTTAGGGGACGGTGAAGTATTTATGAGCATGAGAAGATTTGTTCCTGATTTTAAATTAATTACAGGTAATGCAGAGATTACAATAAACCTTAGAAATTATTCTAATAATGCTTCAACATCCTCGCCTCTCGGACCTTTCACTGTAACAAGCTCTACAGATAAAGTGGACACAAGAGCAAGAGGTAGAGCAGCTAGTGTAAAAATAGCTAATACTTCAACCGATGAAAATTGGAGATATGGTACCTTTAGAGCAGACATTCAACCTGATGGAATGAGATAATGGCTAAAGTAGATATAATAATACCAGAACCAACACCAGTATATACTGAAGAAAACCAAAGACAGGTAACTCAGTCTTTACGAACGATGCAAGATAAGTTAAACACTTCTTATCAACAAGAAATAAAAAATGAACAAGATACATTTAACTTTTTTATGTCATGACAATTAGATACAAAAGCGCTACATACGATTTAACAACGACTAACGTTACAACTGTTCTGACGTGTCCAGCAGATGCAACAATTATAGTTAAAAATTTTCAAGCAAGTCATCAAGATGCAAGTAATGTTGATGTGGATGCATTCCTACAAAAGTCCGGTGGATCAGATGTTGAGATAAGTCACGCACAATTAAATAAAAGCTTTACTAACATGGTGAGTGATTCGCTTGCTTTAGAAGCAAACGATGTATTAAAAATTCAGGCAGATACTGCCGATGAAATTACTGGTGTTGTAAGTTATGCATTAATAGACAGATCACAGGAAAATGGCTAAAAAATTTAAAGATCACGTTGAAAGAGATAAGCCTAAAAAGAGAGGTCCTCGAAAGCATAAGAAATCATTATCGAAAAGTGAAAAGCGTCAAAAAAGATTAAAGCGTTATAAAGGCCAAGGAAAGGGCTAGACAAATAACTTTAAAAGTATTATAAAAAGCTATGACTGATTTACCAAAAATACCGGCCACAGCAAAAGAAATTATTAAACACAAAAGAACAGGCAAAGTATATGCTAGTAAAAATGATTTTGATAACGATGTTGCTGATCCCAATACTGATACTACTGTGGACGACTTTAGACAAGACCTTGAAATTAAAGTTACTAAAGTTTCTATGGGAGCGCTAACTAAAAAATAATGCAACCTCGCGGTGCCACCGAAATACAAATGGAGATGCTCCATAAGTATGTTTCAAAAGAATTACTAGATCAGGTACAAATCTGTACATCAATCCCTGGTAAAGTTCCAATTGACCCAAACAAAGTAAATATACTTTGGCAAAAGAATTCTTGGGATCAACCAAACTTACAAGAGTTTTTTGGTAACAAGGAAAGACATAAAGAATATGATTGGTATGTATTTAATAGTCATTGGAACTATGAAAAGTTTAGATACTTTTTTGACGTACCAACAGATAGATCTATAGTTATTAAAAACGGTGTTGAAGATTTTCCAATAAGAAAGATTTATAAAAAAGGTGAGCCTATAAAACTAATACATCACTGCACACCTTGGAGAGGTTTAAATGTATTATTACGTGCAATGCAAGATGTAAAAAATCCTAATATTATATTAGATGTATATAGTTCAACGCAAGTCTATGGTGATGAATTTAAAAAATCTAATGATGAACAATTTAAACCTTTATACGAACAGGCTAAACAATTGCCTAATGTAAATTATATTGGTTACAAACCTAATGAATATATTAGAGAGATGATGCCTAACTACGACATGTTTGTGTATCCTAGTATATTCGAAGAAACTTCTTGTGCGTCTGCACTAGAGGCTTTAGCATCAGGAGTTCATGTATTAACTAATAACTTTGGAGCACTTTATGAAACATGTGCTGAATGGCCAGTCTATATTAATTATTCTACAAACTATGAAACAATGGCTCAAGCTACAGCTTCTGCGATTGAGACTGCAGCAAACTATTTACATGAAGATTTTATACAAACACATTTAGAAGAACAACAAAAATTCTATAAACGTTTTTATAATTGGGATAAAAAAGGAATGGAATGGACAAGCTTTTTGAAAGGAGCCATTAGTGAAAGAAACAGTAAATAAAGATACCTACCAAACATTAAAAGAAATCAAAGTAAGTTCACAACCTTTTAATAAAGCTACAGTGCCTTTATGGAAAGATAATAAACCAATTGAACAAGCTAAGTATTCTATCTTTTTAGCAACACCCGTGCATAGTGAATGTTCAATACATTACACTCAAGCACTATTAGAATTACAACAATTATGTCATGCGAAAAATATAAAGATTACTTTTTCATTAATTAAATCATCATTAGTCACTCAAGGAAGAAATCTTTGTGTAGCTGGTTTTTTAGAATCTAATTATACTCATATGCTCTTTATTGATTCTGATATATACTTTGAAGCAACGTCTATTATTAAGATGATTGAGAAAGATAAAGATATTATCTCTATACCCTATCCATTAAAAACAATGATGTGGGATAAAGCTATAGACAATATAAAAGATAATAAAACTAAAACAGTTAATGACTTAAAAAAATCATTGAATACTTATCCCATGAAAGTAGAGGACGATAAAAACATATCTTTAGATAATGGTGTTATGGAAGTAACGCATAGTCCAACGGGATGCATGATGATTAAAAGAGGTGTATTTGATAAACTAATTAAAGCTTATCCAGACAAGGGTATAGTACAAAAAACTATTATAAATGGTGAGTATGTAGATAAGCCAAACATGTGGAATTTCTTTGACACGATCCACGATCCACGGACCAAGATATACCTAGGTGAAGACTTCTCATTCTGTAAACTATGGAAGGATATAGGTGGTAAATGTTATGCTTATATTGCTGATACTATAGTGCATATAGGTGAACATCAGTATGAAGGTAGATTTGCTGATGAGTTGAAACCTAGTAAGTAAAATGTTAATATATGCTATTATTAGGAAATTAGACTATGGATCCATTTACAATTGCGCTAGCCACATTTGGTGTACAAAAACTTAGAGGTAAATCAACAAAGAGAGCATTGAGAGATGCAGCTCTATTAGGTGGTGGAGCATATGCATTTGGGGCGGCTGCAGGTGCAGGTAGTATTCCTGGTGTTACAGCAGGGCAAGGTTTTTTAGGTAACATAGGACAGGGCAAAGCGTTCAGTGGTATACAAGGTTTACTAGGACAAAGAGCAATACCAGCACAAGAAGTTATTAAAGATTCTACAGGAAAAGTTATTCAAGAAGCAACAAAAGAACAAGCAGGTAAAGGCATTTTAGGAATGGATACTGGAACTAAATTAATAACAGCATCAACCCTACTTCCATTATTAATGGGAGGAGATGAAGGAGATGGTAAAATAAAAGGTTACGATCCAGAAGACTATAAAAAAGCATATGAAGAACAGTCTGGTAAATTAGAAGGTGCGTTTGTACCTGCACAAAATACTCAACCTTCAATGGATGAAACAATTCAATCAGATATGTTTTATGCAAATCAAGGTGGTTTAGCTACAGTAATTCCAAAATTTAATAAAGGTGGTGTAAACTATCTACCATCAAAAACAGATCATAACGAAAACGATTACAATAATTATGTAAGAGCAGAAGGTTATGTAGAAGATGGTGCAGGAAACGGTGACAAAGATGAAGACACTATGTTAGCTCAATTAGCAGATGGTGAATTTGTATCTAGAGCTGATGCAGTACTAGGTGCTGGTATTTTATCTGGAGGAGATCCAAGTAGTTATAAAAGTATGAGAAAAGCA